GCTGGGCAACGTGAGGTCGTACTTCCTCTGAGGATGTGCATAGGACCACCAGTTTCCGCACTGCCCACAGGTGAAGTGGTAGATGGTCTCTGCTGTGAAGTTGTGACTACTCATGGTGCTGTCCATTGTAGCCTACGCTCCACTGGGGTCATGCTGATGCGTCGGCTGAGTTCCCGGGAGAGCACCATTGCGTTGCGCTCACAGCGATCAAACACAGTGTCTACCATCTTCCGATAGGCCCGGGCCTCCCGGTGCTTGTCTCCACAGTCAACTACTTCTGGGTCCACGTCTCTGCGGGCCTTAGCCATGGTCACCGTGTCGCCCTTGTTCGTGTCGTCCCACTGGGAGATGAGGGCGAAAGCCTCAGTCTGCTTTAAAGCGCTAAGTGTATTTTCTTCGATTATCTCGGCCTGCACAACCTCAGCCTTGGCGTAGTTCACCCAAGACACCATCTGGCTGTACAGCGACATCAGGTCAGCGTCTGATAGTTCGTCCAGGTGCGGGGGTAGGCTCGGGATCTCGTCCCCCGGCTTCTTCGGAAAGTCGAACCTCAGAAGGAACTTCGGTGTCGTCATCGTTACTCCAGCAAATTGTGCGGTAAGTACAATACTTACACGCTGAGTGATCCTTATTGTCTATCCAGTTCGGGCGGGGTGGTATGTTACCCCTGTTGATCTGAGCCAACCCGGACTTACAAGTGGAGAGTATATCGCTGATTACCTCAGGCTTGTAGGACACCACAAACTCCTTGATGTCCTGCGATGCTTTCCACTCGTACAAGAAGACCATCTTGGTGATGCCCGTACAGTGCATATAAAGACTGCCCTGGCGCAAATGGGATAAGAACGGGCGAGTCACATCACCCCACATCTGGTCAGCGGTTATCTCCCTGTCGGAGTACCTCTTAAACAGGGGGAAGTTCTCGTACCTGAACGTGCCTATGCCAACGCTCTTAATCTCAAGCAGGTGATCCTCGCCGTTCAGTTCCAAATGCCCATCGGCATGTCCGATGATGTGATGGTCTTCATCGAAAATTGGTACTTCTTGGTAGTCCACCTGTTTGGAGTGGCACTCCTCACATAAAGGCTTACCGTACCAGACGTGGTTACACTCCCGGCAGTACCACTGACCTATGAGCATATCTATCTCTTTAAGCCAACTCTGCCACTTACGGTGGATGCGGTTGCCTTCTTCAAAGATATTGAGGGTCTTGAACGCCTTGGGGCGCTCAGGGTTGGTCTCCTTGTACCCCATCATCCGATAGCCCGACTGACGTACGCACCAGTCCCGCTTACATATCTCGCTAGGGTGGAAGTGCTCGGTGTCCCGGTGCAGGTTCTTCTCTTGGTACTCAGCCAGTAGGTGGGGATGTAACATGGGTAATAGTTTAGACTTAGACTTTATGCTGGCCTTCATGGCCTCTACCTTCCAAGCATCCTCAGCCATTACGCATCCTCCCAGTTGTTAGCAACGTGTGTTACCGGTCCATCCGTTTCAATCCAGATCCTGGCACCACAATGATCCGGCGTCAGTGAATGGATGATCTCGCAGGGACCGTGTATCTGCACTCTCGTCAGATGCGTCGAACCCTTGTACGTCCGGTCGATGATGGCAGGCTCACCCTTCTTGAGTTTCTGCTGGTGGACATGGATGACGTGCTTCATCAGTCCCCCACCATTTCCAAAAAGTCGGCTTCCAGTATGACCACATAGGACCGGCCTCCCAGGTCCACTTGAAGCACCGGTACACGGTCCTCCAGAATAGCGGTGCGGGCCAGTTTCACCATGTCTTCAGACTTAATCGAATACGATTTCTTGTCCGTAAACTTGTTCTCTACAAGTAGGTCGATAGTTCTAACGTCATTCTTGCGGACCCACCCGGCCCCGGACATGACGTTACGACTGCCGTTATACTTCTCGGCGGTACGTTCCTCTTGCTTCTTGGATCGTTTGTTAATGTCCATCATCTGCGAAAGCCATATGTGTCACGGTTGCCTTTAGTTCTTCCTGTAGGTTCAGGTCTTCCCGAACCCCAGCCAGCAACTTGTCCTTGCCCTGCCATTTCTGATCCCCATAGGAATAGAAGGCTCCAGCCCGTGTAACCACGTCACAGGCGATGGCAATGTTGACCACGTCTTTCACAGTGTCGAAGGACCCGAACGGGAACCCCACAGAGTCTGCGAAGTAGAAATCCACCACAGCCTGCTGCTGCGGCTTGTACGTCTTGTTCTTAATAGTACGGCCCTTGATGGTCTGGCCTACGGCCTGCTTACCATCCTTGAGCCACTCGTCCTTCTTCACTTCTACTCGGGTGAAGTAGTGGAAGTTCTTGGCCTTTCCACCAGGAGTTGTTCTGGGATCTCCCCACATGACTCCGATCTTCTCCCTCCACTGGTTTACGATCAGCCCGGTACAGCCTCGGTCCTCGTGGATCAGAGAGCGCCTCTGGGCCTTGGAGGACTTCCTAAAGAACTTACCAGTGAGCCTAGCACCCAGACCTACCGAAAACTCTTCCATCTGCTTGTCCCACTCATTATTGGGAATTAGTGCTGGAAGGGAGTCCAGCACCACGCAGTCCACGGCCCGGTTATCCATGGTTCTGATGATTAGGTCGTATGCGTCCTCCATCAGGTTGGTTTCGACTACCCACAGACGCTCCAGGTCAACCCCGATGGCCTCGGCGTACTCAGGCACATACTCTTCAGCGGCGACCCACAGAGCAATCCAGTCAGGGTCTCTAGCCTGATTAGCGGCGATGGTCTTGTAGGCGATGGCTGTCTTACCCGAAGACTCATCTCCCACTATCTCTGACCATTGGTTTACGGGCCAACCTCCACCCAACATGAGATCGAAGGCCAGCACCCCGGTCGTGATACGGGGGAGAGCCTCCGCAATACGGCTGCCTTTAACCATCACGTCCTCGCCAAACTTCTTGTTGACGGAACTGACTATTTCTTCAATCGTTTCATAACTCGTCGTAGACACTTGTTATCCTTTTGTTATGATACCCAATTCGCTTCTATTCCTTGATCGTACAGTCCGTTCCACCCGCACTCGTAACAGCGCGGTGCCGGGTGGTTGCCGTTGACGGCAGTTCCAGAACCTCTGGATACTCGACTGAATACATTAGAACTCCCGCACTCTGGGCACAAGTTGTTCGCTTCCTTGCGGTGGGCTTCCCCGCCCTGCCAAGAGCGAATAGCCTCCCCTATGGTAATCTGCTCGCTGGGGTCCACAGCGGTCTGGGTAGCCATGTACTGCTGCTGAGGCGTGGGAGGGCCCTGCATCACTTCTGCCTGCGGGGTCGTCGGGGCGAACCTGATAGGCGGAGTGCTACCAACCCGTGGTTCGGGGGCCGTCTTAGGTTGTACTTCTTTTCCCGCTAGGCGATCAGCCCACCAGTCGCTCATGGCTACTCCTGGTTCTCAGACAGTTGTTAACTCTATCAGTTCCTCGTCCAGCAACTTGGACACGCCGGAAATCAAACAACCTAAGACAGTATTATAGGTGGATTCCTTGATCTGTTGGTGCATCTTACGCAGTTCCCCAAATGGGATGGTCTGGAAGGTAGCAAAGTCGTCACTCCCAGGATGATCCATGTCAAACCCCACAGTGACAATGTCTGCGTCATCCATATCCTCGGGAGGCAGCATGTTATCGTTGACCATCACGTCAGCCATCCAGTCGGCAGCGTCGGACATAGAATCAACGATACCCGCCTGGGTCAAGATCGCCCAACTCCTAAGAATGTCCTTCTGCTCTTCCTCGTAGACATCCTCTGAGGACGGATAGAACCCGTTGTTAGCGGCTACATCCTGACCATCCGGGGGCGACAACATCAAATAGAAGTTGCGCTTCGCTGTAGTGGACTCGGACTCTGTGACTCCCATGTCTATTTGGCCTCCGACCATGTGTACCCAGACTGAGACGATACGACTATTGGGACGTTGTTCAGATCCTTACCGTGACCCATTTCTTCTTTAATGATCCCAGAGTAATAGTCTACCCGATCATTGTCCGGTACGTTGACCACCAACTCGTCATGTACTTGAACTAACAGTTTCCCCCCGAAAGATCGCACCTTAGGATGTACCTTAATCATGGCCTTCTTACAGATATCAGAGGCACTACCTTGTACTATTGCGTTGACGGCCTGCCTCTCCGCCCTGGAGCGCAGATCGTCTTTATTAGAATTGATGTCTGGAAGGCGTCGTCGTCGGCCAGATATGGTGGTGACGTACCCATCTTTCTTGGCCTGCATCACAACTTTATGCTTCCATAGTGACAGTCCATCAAACTGCTCGTAGTACTGGTTTATGATCTCGCGTGCTTTGGTGAGAGTCACACCAGACGTAGCCGATAACTTGCTAGCGCCTCCCCCGTAGGCCGTAAGGAAGTTGGCTGACTTTCCCAGTTGCCGTTCGTCCTTGGTGATTTCCGCAACAGGCTTGTCAAACAATAGGGACGCCGCGCCAGTGTGAATGTCTATCCCCTTAGTGAATATCTCCATCATGTTTTCGTCCTTGCTGAACATAGCCATGATCCTCAACTCGATCTGATCGTAGTCAGCGACAATCAGCAAACTATTGTCGTCGGCCTTAAAGAGTCCCCGAATACTAGAGTCCCTTGGAACATTCTGTAGATTGGGGTCCGACGAGGACAATCTCCCGGTAGACGTGCGGTGCAGGTGGAAGTTAGGGTGTAGACGGCCCTTGTTGGTCTTTTCCAGTAGCCCGTCAACGTACGTACTTTTCATCTTCTTGTACTCCGCCCAGTTCAGAAACAGCGGGATGATCGGGTGCTTGTGTTCCATGGCCCTGAGGGAATCGTGGTCTACAGATGCCTGCCCCTTCTCTGTTTCCTTGTTGGGCTTCAACCCCAAACCGCCGTCTCGCTTGGCACTAAACAGGAACAGGCGCTTGTCCTTAACTGAATCTGGGTTGAACCCAGGGTAGGTGATGGCAGTTATTTCAGAATGAACATCCGTCATCTTGGAGTCCAGTTCCTCCCCTAAAGAGGCTAGACCCTTTGAGTCAACCTGCATCCCGATGTCTTCCATGTCCATCAGGACCTCAAGAACTCTCACGTCCTGTTCAACTACCTGCCTGAGAGGGTTGGTAAGCCCCCTAATCAACTTTTGGTAAAGCATCCATGTCCATCTAGCGTCTAAGTGAACATAGTTACAAGCGATGGAGAACGGAGTGGTGGAGATATTCGCTCCGACCTTGCCATGCTTGGAATACGGATTGTGTTCACCAAAGTTCGTGCTAATCAGGGATGTCAACCTAAACGATGAGATATTCTCGTCCAGGGCGTGCTGTACCAACATGGTGTCATGTAGTGGCCCCACCGGCAACTCCCCATAATACTTTGCGATGGTGCGAGCGTCGAACTTGACGTTGTGCCCGACCTTCACTAGGGAATGGTCAAAGAATATTGGTTTAAGTGCCTCAAAGACCTCAGCACGAGACAACTGTGCGGGTGGATCAGCAAACACAGCAGGGATGTGGTACCTCGCCTTAGCCAGCGACTCATCACCACTTTTGAGGATCTTACGATGCCCCGTAGGGGGGATTGTAGACCCGTTCCCTACCTCCTCAGGAACCAATACTTCCCCGCAAGGGTGTCCAACTGGGATTGCCCACGAATAACCGTTAGTGGCAATTCCGACCCAGATGACCTCGTTACGCTTGGGGTCCAAAGCGATGGTTTTGGTCATCGCCTGTTCTTTGTTTTCCCTAGCACGATCAGTGATTGCGTCGCTCGTGGAGGTTAGGGCTTCAACGTGGGTCTTGACCTGTTGGTCTACTTGCTCCGTCAGATCAGGATGATGGGACAGAACCCCCACGGTCTCTACGTCAAACGCAAACGACCCCTGGGTGATTACTACATCAACGAGGGCACGTACCTCGTCTATGGTAGAGACATAGTGGGAGCCGGGGTGAAAGGAGGTAAAAAGCCCCCGACCCCCACTAGTCCTTCTAGGCCGCTCCAACGTCTTCATTGACCAGAGCAACCATGTCGTCGTAAGACGAAATTCGCATGATGTCGGCGTCGTACGCCTTGGACTCTGCCTGCTCCAGAGCCTCTGTAGTCAGGGGAACGATACCCCACTCGTCGCTGAGGTCTCGCTCCTTGATGAGCAGGTGGTTGTACTGGGTCTGTGGCCCTGTACCGCTTCGGCTGACTGCCCAATAGTGTTTGGACAGGGGTCCCTGCCGGTCGTCCTCATTGAAGTTCCTCAGAGTAGCGATGACCCTGGTGCCTGCCTCGTATGAGCGCAGAGCCGGTTCCTCACCACGCTCCAGCAGAAGCACATTGAAGGCGAACAGTGGACGGGGACGGTTGCCTGCGTCACACAGCGGACAGCCCCGGTCGTCCATACCCTCACGGCAGACAAAGGATTTCTGCCCGGTACGGTTAACCCAGTGCTGCCTCCATGAGGCGTAGGGGGCGTCCTGTAAGAACTTGATTAGCACCGGGTCGTTGCCGGTCTTCAGGCGAACGGCGTAGTTGGCGTCCTCCTGCTTTAGGGTATCTACAGCACCCCAACCCGACCTGATGATCTTTCGCACTTCCGGCTGAGGGGCTTCCTCAGCAGTCTTTTCGGCTACTTCATAATCTATTGGCATCTTCTCTCTTCTCTCTCGTTACACCGGCCAGTTGGCTGATGTATGTGTTTTGAAGCCGCTCCAGTCGGCTTCCCTTTGGTTGTCGAGATTGAACATCCCGACGGCGGTAAGCAGGAACTCTACCTGCTCCCGACTGTAGAGGCGGCGACCCTTAGGGGCGACACCTGGAATCTGCTCGCCCTTGGGGGCGGGAGTGCGATAGTTGGCGTGGGGTATCCATCCGTTCCTCTCCCACATCCTAATGGTTACGGCCTTGCGATGCAACAACCGTGCCAGTTCACCGATGGGGAAGAACTCACGTAGTTCACCGTGTACCTTGTAGTACTTCGCCTTGGCATCTACCATAACGTCATCGAAGCGAGATTTCGGAATAGGGCTATCTGCTCGATTTCGCGGGGGGGTACTACCCGGATAATCAGGTTCTTCCGATTCTTGATCTAGCAGGTCAGAGTGGTCACGCTTCAGTAAGTGTTGGAAGTAGTCGCTCGTCTTCGTGCTCATAGTTTGAATGCCCACGTCTCTTTCTCGATATAAAATCGCTCGATTTCGCTACGAATATCGGGGTCGTCCCATGCCAGGGCTAGCACCTTGTCTTCACTTAGTGACTCAACTACCTCGCTGACATCGTCCCACAGCCCGGTCTCCTTGGCCCACTCCTCACACCCCGCAGCATCGAACGTCTTGCTAACTCTGCGCTCACGCTTGAGTTTGTATTCTCCGATCTCGTACCACAGGTGGCCGTTCTCCCCCTCGTACCCTCTGGTGTCCACCAACTCCACCAACTCGGCCTTGAGTTTGTCCGCTCGCTTCTTAGCAGAGTCAGCCATCTCCTTGGATGCCTTGTACTCCACCACCAAGCGCAAGTTGTAGTTGTCCTCGTCACTCACAGTCCACTCGCAATCTTCCATCACACGTCTGCCGCTGATAGAAAGTCTGATAGAGAGCCTAGCGTAATCTCAAACTGACCACGCGCATCATACCCCTTGTCGATGAACGCCCTGTTGATGAGGCGCTTCTCTTGAAGCATAGCGTACTGCCTTTCCTCGATGCTACCACGCATCACAAAGGATGTGATCGTGACGTGGGGGAACTCAGACGACAGCCTGATGATTCTCGATTCTCGCTGATCCAACTTACCTGCCGACCATGGCAGGTCGTAACTTATCAGATGGTTAGCCATCGGTAGGTCCACCCCGTAACCGCCAGCGTCGGAGGACAGGAACACACGCACGTCGGGGTCCGTACCGAACTTCCTCTTCGACTGCTCCTTATCGTGGGACGACATGCCTCCCATGAAGGTAGTGCATTTGGTAGTTCCGTACAATGCCATCTCCAGTAACTGTAGGTTCTGCCTAAAGAAGGAAAACACAACCACTTTGTTGCCTGGGTCTTCGTCAAGGATTCCCTTGATGTACTCCACAACTGCATCCAACTTCGGTGACTTACTGACGGACTTAAGCCACCCCGCCTTAACTATATGGGCAGCGTAAGCACTTCCTTTATCCCCGTCTTCGCTGAACAGTCGAGCAGAGGTACGCACCAAATCTGGGTTATCACACAGCATACGCAGCACAGTCATGCGAGACATGATCTCCCCCTGTGCCTCTCCACCCAGGGCGTTGTAGTGTCTCCAGAGGTCAAACCCACGACCCATCTTCCCGATAGCGTCGTTGATCTTCTTAAGTAGGTCAGAGGAAATCATACGGTACGCCTTGGCACCGGAGACATCGAAAGTCACCGGGACAACCTTGGTAATGATTTCAGGCAACTGGTCCTGAATGTCCTCCCTAGTCTTGCGGTACATCACGTCACTGAGACTCTCATGGAGATGGTTCAGGTTTCTGTATCTTATTGGTTTACCCCACCTATCCCTGACTATGAAGGTGCGGTCGAACAAATCGAACCGGCCCAGGATGGTTGGGTCAACAAACTCCATGATGGAGAACAGTTCTTCGGGACGGTTCTCTATCGGCTGACCGGTCAAGGCGTAGCGGTACGGTGACCTCTTTCCTATCCTCTTTAGAAACCTAGAGCGCTTGGCAGCAGGAGACTTGATGAGTGTAGCCTCGTCTATGACGATGGCATCAACCCGTATCTTATCTAGGTACTTAACGTCGTTCTGTAACATCTCTGCGTTGGCTATGACGTACTGACAGGAAATGGCTGCGCGCCACAGAGTCTCCCTAGCCTTGGGTGGTCCGTCAATGACCACGACACGGGACGTGGAGAACCTCTTTACCTCACCTAACCACTGGTACTTCAGCGAGGCTGGGACCACTATCAGAGCGCGAGTAATCTCATCCCGCTCAAACAGGGTCTCCAAGGTAGCCAATGCGGTCGGGGTCTTACCCGATCCCATGACCATACATAACATCATTTGCCCACGGCCACTCATAAGTTCGTGGGCCTCTTCTTGGAAGGGGTACAGCGTCCCAGTGAACGCCATCACAGCCACCATGGGACGGCGGAGGCTCCGGTGATAGCCTCTTCAATCTCGTCGTTCGTCATCTCGCCTATGTCTTTCGCCTTCGTGTGTTCGTAACGCAGGAAGGTGATGCCACCCCGTGGCCTCGGACAATCCCGAGCAACCCTCTCGGCAGCACAGATCCCTGCTTCGTCGTTGTCAAGCGCTATTACTATTGTATCAGCCACACGCACCATCAGGTTGAGTTGCTCCGTGCTGACATGGGACCCAAAGGAGGCCAGACCATGCGCCCCGATACCCATACGTATTGACGCCATTCGTACTACATCTAGCGGTGACTCTACCAGCACAGCCTTCTGTGCCCTGAAATGATCCATCCCGAATAGAGTGCGCGACTTGGTAACACCAGTGGGTACATTCCTGAAATACCCCTTTGCCTTGGCCTGCCAGCCCCAAAGGACATCACCCCACGGGGAGATTATCGGGATTATCCAGTGCCGTGGCTGCGGGTCCCAGCGAATGCCATACCTGTAGGAAACCTCTTCATCCAGGTTCCTGTAGGCCAGCAACTGTGGTGGCACCGGACTGAACTTACTGAATGCCGCAATATCAGCCTTAGGGATGAGCACTTCCTCGTCGCCACCCTTGGCCTTGAGAGACGCCAGCCCACTCTCGATGATGAACTGGTTGACCACCAGGGCCTCGTCGCCGCTAACCGAAAGGCGTAGTGCTAGTTGCGACAAGTTGCCCGTGGCACCACATGCATAACATATCCACAGCCCTGTGTTTATATTCATGGACCACGACGGACTATGGTCGTCATGGACTGGACAGTGACCACCAATCTCAGAGTCACCAACAGTCGTGACGTTCACACCCAGCCGGGTCAAAGCCCCCGCCAAATCATTACCAGTCGTGGAAATCATCTCGCTCCTCGTCATCGTCGTCGTCGTCCTCACCTATCTCGGTGAAGTCCATGTTGTCCCAGTCCCACTTGATTGTAACCTCCCCGTGCGGAGAGGTGCGGGACATCAGCACCCTCACTATGGAACGGTCTTCATAGTCCGGGTCCTTCTCTACTGACATCACTATGTCAGAGTCCTGTACGAACGAGGACGAGTACCCGATGGCGTCGGCAGTGACCCTGCGAGACACCCGGCTGCTCAACTTAGCAGACAGTACCTGTGTAGTGATTACGATTGGAACCTTGTACTGCTGTGCCAACCTCTTGAGTGACCTTGTGATGTTGGTTAGGGCCTGTGGGCTTCCCTTAGGCTCCCCGGTCTCGTCGTCCATCATGTAGACCCCATCCACAAACACAATGCCAGGGTCATGTTGCTTGATCTTGGCAGCGAGGCTGGAGACCGTAGTGGATGAGGCTATGTCCTCCACAATGACGAACGGACTGCGGTTCTTACGGAGGCGCAACTCCTTGTCCAGCCTGCCAACCTCCTCCTTTGTAGACATGCCCCGCAGAAGACCAGTGTGGGAGACCTTGGCAACGTAGGCGTCATACCTCGCTGCCTGTTCCTCAGCACTCATCTCAAAGGAAACCATCAACGGTGACAGACCATTAGTATTGGCGGTTATCGCCATCACCATGGTGAGCATGGACTTACCTCTCTTAGCCTCCCCTACGAATGTAACCAACTGCTGGGGGCGTATGCCTGCCGTCAACCTGTCCAACCCTGGGAACCCGGTAGAGATCCCAACTAGTTTGTCAGGACGCTCTCGCATCTCTGCGTACCTATCTAGGCGTGACTCCCAATGCTCTACCAAGTCAACATCCCGGGATAGGGCAGTCTCCCCTGCCACATCCTGAAGGCCAGAAGCAAGCACCGCTATGGCTGCCTTAGTGTCTCCCCCACTGAGTAGGGGCAACGCCTCAGTCATGAGTTCAGACACCTTGCTCTTACGGTGCCCGTCTATTACTTCCTCCACCAGTCTACTTAGGGACTCCCCGCTAGCATCCCCCAACGAAACTGATGGGTACTCAGTGTTCAGGGCTCTCTCAGTAGGTATCTCACTGTGAGTCTGCCAGAAGTCCAGCAACCAACTCCATATGTTCTTGTAGTTGTCAGAAAAGTGCTTGGGTCGCAGTCCCAAGTCAATGACCTCTACCAGCGCACGGTCACTAAGAACCTTGCTGATGAGCAGTTGCTCTGCGCTTGCCACTACAGCACCCACTCCTTATGTGGTGAGGCAATCCTCGCCCTAAGTCCTAGCAACTGTGCCTGCTCTTCAGTAGCAACATGAATCCTCATGGAGGGGTTATGGAACTTCATCTCCGCTTGGATCTCGTAGATATTATCAAACTGGTAGACCGGAACGGACACGCCTTTACGAGCCAGCCAACGGTCAATGGCGTCTTCCACTCCCGGGTGGAGGCAGGTGTACACCTCTACTCCTATGCCCCTGCGGTTGACGCTGTCCACCAGGGACTTGAGTGGCATCTCGTAGGGAGCCCACATCCCTATGTATCTGTTCCATTCGTGCTGGCGAACGGCTTTGGACGCTCGCATCCTCTGGATGTTCCCGGCTGGGGGAGCGGCTAGTACACCCTCAAACAAGCACGCCTGCTTGATCGGGGCGTTGGCCTGTATATCGTTACGTTCCACGATGTGTCTCCCGGTAGTCAGCAGCCTTTACGTTCACAACTATTGAAGCCCCCCTAGCGACAGATTGAAACTTGGGGTTGACTGTGTCTGCCAACGCCTCCTTGTGTACCGCTGTCAAGATGGTTACTAGATTGTTGTGTAGCCTGCCCTCCAACAGGTCGGCTAGTTCCCTGTGAGCATACGGAGTATCCCGTACGGAGTCCACATCCTCGATCACCACCACGTCGTACACTTCTCGCAGATAGGACAGTAGGTTCCCAAGTGGGTACGAGTCGGGCAGAATGCCATCGTTATGTCGTGCGTCATCAAGAGCCCTGATGTATCCGTTGGCGGTGATGTACCGACCGCATTGCTTGTACGTTCTAATGGCAGCCCTCAGGGCTGACACGGCTAGGTGTGACTTACCCACACCGTGTGATCCCACCAGCATCAACCCAGTGCCGGTGGCACGATGCTCCTGGTAGTCGTGAAGCCACTTCGTGACCACCCCGTGGGCGAAATCATCTCCCACATCCAGATCGTAGTTGCTCATACGTGCGTTGGCTAGTGGGTAAGGTATCCAGGCGCTTGCGGTACGAGTGTCCTTGTCAAGGTTACGCCACCACTGAGTGCCGTGCCACGGTTCAGTCATCGGCTGGCCTGCCATCGTCTATGTAGATCACGTCCACCGATGATTCCACTACTCTCCGTAGAAGAGCCTGTCGATCTGCCAGGAAGGCCCTCCATGCTGGCATGTCCTTTATCTTCTTCTTACCTGACCTAATGTCAAGGGAGAACAGCGTAACCATCTTCTTTATCTGCTGCTCAGTTACCCCGTGGGTGTCCATCATCTCCTTGAAGTGCTTGCTTAAAGCCTTCCCGTTCACCTGGGACTGGATAGCCATTGGGTTCTTGATTTCCACTTCACTACTGAAGAAATCCACCAAACGGGAGAGTCTCCCACTAGGTGGGGCTGGCTTCTTCTTGACTGTGTCTTCCCCGAGAGTTTCCCACTCATCCCAGTCTGTCATTGGCCCGTCCATCTGCACGGTGTACCTGTTTGCTGAGTACTTAGTTTGTTCACGGTTTACAACTCCCAACTCCACCAAAGTTTCTATAGCACGGACGGCTGTCCGCTTACTACATCCCATGCGTTGTGATAGCCGCTCATGGCTTATCTTCACACGATTCGTCTTGTTATCCATCAGACAAACCAACTCAACCAGGGCTACCTTTGCCATGGTGTACCCCTGTAGTTTGGAAAGGGACCACGTAGGGAAGCGACCGAAGGAACTCATTGTTTAACAACCGGTATGATACACTGGTGATTGCCACCCGGTAGGGGGTGCTCGTGTGTGAAAGACAATAAGCGCTGGGGGCGGTGACATGGTTTCATGGTTACACCGTCCCCGGCTCTTACTATCTATTCGTCCCACACCGTCGCTTTGAGCAAACTCCATAAGTTAAGCATGGGAACTGCTGTGGTGAAGGACCGACCTGTTGGGAGGACCACTACCAGAGTTGCGACCTGAGACTCGTCGGTTTCATCCTCCCTGTTGACAAACTGAAGTACCTTGGCCTCAACTTCCTCCATTGACATTTCATCAATGGTTTCGTCGATGGTGTCCCCTAAAGACTTGTCCAACTGTTTACGAACTCCCGCTGGCATTGACTCTAGATCCTCGTTGGTTAACGGCGGGAGAGCATCTTCCTGAATAGGGCTATCTGTCTCCTGCGTGGGAGGGGTAGTAGTTGTATCTGACTCAACCTCAATGGGTGTCAAACCATTGGCGAGGTCTAGCAATGGGTGGCCCCGGTCGAAGTACTCACACGCCATCCACTCATGGCCGGACGCGGTGGCCTCCGTGGAGTCATCCCACAGGACCAGAGCCGTGGCGTCGTGTGGGACGTTGGTAAAGTTCATGTCGGGCTGTTCAGAGCCACTCTCCTTCACCACGATGCAGTTACTCAGGAGAGCCGGGTGCGGCATGTCCCTGGCCTTAGCCAGCATGGTGAACGTAGCGCCTGTGTCCACGAGGAAGTCGTACACCTTCTTCATCCCCGCCGTTGGCTCCGTGGACTTGCCACCCAGCCACGGAACGTAGAAGTGGGTGTCCTCTCCCAAGTCCCTCAGGCCCTCTGGGATCACGTCACCTGGGGCGTCTCCACGCCCGATCACCACGTACTTCTTGACTTCTGCCACAACCTTCTCCTTATCGAATCGTGCGCCGCATTACCAGATCGCCCACCAAGGTCAACAACCTTAGCACAGCGTGAACCACCGATGCCAGTGATGCTATGACCAACCCAGAGATGAGCAGGTGGTCAGTCCATAGTATCACCGCCGCACCGTAACTCAGCGCCACTGAGGCGGCTACCTTGACCCACGTTTCGACTGGCCGTGGGAGTGCCAGTTCCAGAAGGTGAACGGCCTTGTAGACCGCTAGTGCTCCGATGATGTATTCCATGTCCTACCCAGTTAGTCGGTGTTTGACTGAATGACCCCTTCAGTATACACATTCGCTGTCCACGAGTGCGGATCGAACGCACTCTCGTCCCCGGGCGTGGCATCAAACGCTATGAGATGACCGTGTTGCGTGGCTGAGGGATAGTTGGCTGAGGTCAACTCCGCAGACATCGTTAGAGGTAAATTGTGTAGGAGTGCCTTCCTGATAGCCGCCCTATTCCTAGTGCGGATTGGTGTAAATAATGACACGCTATCGTTAGCAGCCCCAGACCAATAGTAGTCACTAAGGATGGAACCTGAGGACAAATGGGAGAAGCCATCACGAGAACTACCGTCAAAGTAGTGAACACTGGAGGTCCCTTGGTGGTCAGAAAACGGCTGAAAGATCCATTTGTCTAGGGTAACCGAGGAGTTATTAGCCAGAGTTACCTCGATAACAGGGAACAACTGCTCTACGCCAGTAGTCCTGAACTCATAGGTGGAGGTATCATCTGACGGTAGTTGCGTTGTAGCCGCATAAGTTATCGTAGCCACGTCGTCTACCAACAATGTATACGCAATCCCACCCGTTGTATTGGTCAGTTTAGTGACCACAGCAGAGGTATCCTCGTCAACAACCTGGCTAGAAGTGTTGACAGTCAGGTTGTTAGCAGTAAGCACGTCCGCTGATCCGCTATGGACTGCTAAGTCAAACCTATCGAACCTACTACCACTGGATGGGTTGGCATCAACTCTGGTCAACTTCAGAGTGTAAGCACTTAGGTCAATATCAGTGTCCGTGTACAGCCGAGCACGGAATAGAGACCCGTTCACTGGTGTGCTTCCAACAATGTACACCGCATGAGTCTCAGCCGTACCCGGGGATAGTTCGTACCCAGACTTCTGTGCAATCTTACTTGTGTGGTACCTAACATCCCTGAGGGTTAACGTCTTGTAGAAGTCCGTCCCTGCGGAGTGGTCAGTTGTAAAGTAGGTTGATTGCGGAGGGAGTGACGATGCGCTGGTCGGTTCCTCTCGATACAGGCGCACCCTGGCCGTAGCATTGGTGAGCGTACCCTCCACTGAGGTGTAGTACGTAAGGCTACGCTTTACCTGCACTGTTTTTCTAGGAAATAAATAAGCGGTACCAGCACCTGAACCGTCAGTGGTCAGGGTCACCCCGGTCGCAGCGCTGTGGTCCACGGTGATGGACCCAGCGGTAGCGTTGGTCAGGACGTTCCACGTACCACTGGTTGACGGGGCCCCGACGAAGCGTGGGTTGGTGATGAGATTCAACCGACTAGCCGTAACCACAAACTTGATACGTCGGTAAGCCGCAGCGGCAGCCCCGGTGGGATTGAACTCCCGAGCACTTACTTCCGAGTCCGAGAGTACTGAGAGCATGTCTATTAAAGCGTCGGTACGTCCCTTCCTGTCAAAGTACCTGTCTGAGTCATAGATCAGTTCACGCATCTGTGCTGGGCGTAGTTCAGTGGCGGTAAACCTAAGTCCTACACCTTTAGCCAAATTGGTCAAAGAAGAGTAATGAACGCGGTATGGGTCATTCATTAGCATCAACTCGTCTATCAACGACCTGAAGTAGTCTGCCTCCCATCCAAACACGCTCAAGTATCTTTCTAGCGGGTTAGGTGCTGCTACAGAGACCACGTCATCCAACGCCCGGTAGTACCTGGGAATACGATCAAAGAGGGTGGCAGCCATGTTGTAGTAGGTGGGAATCAGCAGAGTAGTCGTAGCAACCCTCTCCACAAAGGTGTCACCATTACTATCAAGTTTCCTGTAGAACATACTGAAGTACATCCAGTGGCTCTGAGACCAGTGGGGTTGGCCCATCTCCGTGTCGTGGGTTACTCCCGTCAGCACATACGGTGAAGTGTGACCTACACCAGTAGTCTGTGTAAATAGCGTAGCGCCATCCGTCCAGAACTCCGGTGGTCCATCCCACGACCAGTTGACTTGGGCCTCAGTAATGACAGAGCCAGACCCCGGAACGGTATCGGTCACGTCCTCGTCAATCACCCACCTAACTGACACTGTCCACGAACTGCTGTCAACGTCATAGTCAGTCAGCGTTGCTGTTAGACTCGTGTATTGGGCAACTGATGTCTGTACAACAAAGGCGTCTGCCCTTAGCCCAGCCTCACCAGTGGTAGACCGAAGACTAGTGTCAGTGGTAGTCTCCCGAAGGCGTAGGGAGTCAACCATTAGGCGAGGCCCCCTGTCACACCACTATACGAGATAGTACGCAAGACTGGGAGATACACCTGGGTTGTGTTGGTAGCGGTGATGGTGTGATCGGCAGTGCTGCTCCCCCCAGAGGCACCCAAGTTACTCAAGGTCACGTTTTTGACTCCAACAACTGAGTTAACAGCGGATAGAATGTCACTCACACGGAATGTCTGATTGAACGCAACGGCGTTCCATGTGAATAAAGCGCGGATAGCCGTGGTGATAGCAGCGGTAACTTCCGATTGGTAGTACCCCTCTTGAACCTCTACCCTACTAAAGGCTATGAACACATCAGAGAAGTTAATAGTAGCACTGATCTGTTGAACAGCCACCCCCACCATAGACCTCGCAGTTAGGAAGGCACCCAAATCATTATGGATTTCTGTACCTGCGGTGCCAAAGTCGGTATTCAGAGTCATCGCCGTGCCGCTATCCCGTGTCTCAAAGTCTGCGAATTGGGGCAAAGCGCTGTAATACACAGTGGTAGCCCCTGAAGGGCTGGCACTGGTGGTGAAGGCTTTAACCACACCAGGGAACGAGCCGACCAAGACTTCGTAGTCTAACAGGGTCACGGCTCTATCCTGCGTCCGTCTAACCGACGGGGCGTTTGTCTTGATAGAAGTTAAAGTTTCTTGGTCAGAACCACCGTCGGAAGCAGTAGAACTATTCACAATGATCCCAGACTCTGGAGAGTACTGGTCTGTAATGGCGTTAGCACCAACATTCCCTAGAGCCCCTCCACCTATTCGGTAAGAGGCTGTGATGGTAGTGCCAGCGGGAGGTACCAGACCGTTAATACCACTGCCTAGTACAACCACAGTCTCACCGTTAGCGTTAGTGATGGACGTGAACACAGGAGACTCCGCTCCAGCGTCTGCTAGGCGTGTGGTGTGGGAGTATGTAGTAGTCCCGACGGTTAATACTATGGATGACGGAACCACCTTGAGTTGTGACAGTTTAAAGGTGCCGCCAGGGTCCCCGAAATAGTTATTGGTGAGCGTTTCAGTAACCTGTCTGCCTTCCACCACGGGCACGGAGGTACCACCACCAGTGGTGGTGTTAGCGTTAACAGTGACTGCGGTAGTTGTAGTAAAGTACACGGCGACGGTAGAGGGAGTCGCTGGAACAAGAAACATAGTCCCCCCTGAAAGAGTCACATTAGAACTAGAGTTGTTGTAAAGGGACACAGTAGCCGTAGCAGACGTGGCCGGGTTTGGAACATACCCCATCATCCTCGCTAAAGCATGGACTGAGGCTACTTGCGTAGCCGAATCTAGGAAAGCCTCTGAGTACGCACGATCTAAGTAGTAGTTCTGGATGTCAGCAATATACGCCCACAGGTCTATCATGGTCATGGCGAAGTCAGATGCCCCACCATGGGTCCACTCGGGAACAGACGTGCGTGCCCGAGAAAGCAGGTCAGCCTTTACAGAACTAAAGTCTCTACTAGTGTAGTCAGTGGGCATAGTGGTTCCTTACAGGGGAGATAGTGCGGTAATGTTAAGCGGGTTTACAATACCCACGGAGATCGTGTTCGTCCCTACGTCTCCTATCAACTTATAGTTTACGTTGACGTACATCGTTGCTTCGGACTCTCCAAGTCCAGAGTACGAACCGTCTGGAGATTTGGTAGTAACAGTTAACCCCACCGCCACGGCGTTGGACAAGTGATTATTAAGCATGGCTAAGGCCCCATCCTTGAAGTCGGCCTCTACTAAAGCGTCTACCGGCTCAAACAGTAGACTACTCGTGCCAGCACCATACGTAGAAGCCATCACCCTCTCACCCTTATCGGTGACCAGTACGTTAATGATTTCCTGACGAGCAATCAGGTGAGGATCAGCCGTGGT